TTCCCCAGGATCCGACCGAGGCCGTCGGCGAGCAGCAAAGGCACGCCCGCCCCGGCCATGGCGCGCATGCGGTCGAGCTGGCCGAGGCCGCCACGGGCATGCGGATGGATGACGCCCTGGAGCGTGACGGTTTCGGTGCCGGGTCCAACGAACTGCAGAGCCGGCGCGCGCGCCAGCCGGTCTTGCTGGGGCCAGCGGTACTCGGCCGTGCGCGCGAGCGATTGGTGCGCGGCGGTATCGACGGAGAATCGAAACTCGCCGAGGGCCAGAAGAATCTCGGGCATGTCGGTCTGGTCTCAAGGCTCGGTTGCGATGGTGTGGCCCGCGAGCAAGGCGCCTCATTCGACCAGGTCGAACAACGACGCGCGGCGGGCATGCGCGCGGTCGCGGTCGATGCGCTCCAACTCGACGCGCACGGCGCGCGCGATGGCCTCGCCCAAATCGGACGCGGCGGCATTCACGGTGACGACGGTTTCGTTGCGCGCAGACGCCAGTTGGGTTGGCGGGCGGAGCGACATGATTCCATCGGTACCGGTGGCCGCGAGCACGGGAGATAGGGCCATCGGTGGCGCGGCAACGGCGGTCCCGGGGCGCGCGGGCGCGAATCCATGATCAATGTCGCCGATTGCCGCACCCGGACGGGGCGGACGGTTGTCGTTGACGCCACGAAAGGTGCCACCACGCCCCGGCAAGGCAAACCCGCCCATCTCGCCGGGCACGGTCATGGCGGCATCGCCCCATGCTCGGCCAAGAAGGCCCAGCAGCTTGCCAACGGAGCCGGCGATCCCGCCGAGCTTGCCAGCGACCCAATCGACGGCGGTACCGGCCAGCTCGATCGGCTTGACCACGGCCTGGAAGGCGGCCGCCAAGGTGCCACCGATTACACGACCCACGGCCTCCCCGGCCGAACCAACCGCGGCCAACTCGTCCGCTGCGAGGTGGATCGGCTCGAACAGCCGGCCGAACCATCGGGCAAGATCGGAGAGCGCGCTGCCGACCGCGTCGATCGCTGGCGCAAGGAACGAGAACGCGCCGCTCAGCGCGGCAATCGCAGGGCCGAAGGTTGCGGACAGGCTGTCGCCGATGGTGGCCAAGGCCGCGCCGACCGGCCCCAGGCCGCCAACAATTCCGCGCCCGAGCCCGGCGAAGAACGCGCCGATGGGCTCCCAGTACTTCCAGATCAGGAGGGCGGCGCCGACCACGGCCGCGGCTATGCCGGCGACTATCAAACCGACGGGGTTAGCGACCACGGCGATGCCGACAGCGTGGATTCCAGCGGCGAGCAGCGGCAGCACGCGGCCAGCGATGGCGGCGACCGACCCGACGATGCCGAGCCCACCGCCGAAAGCAGCGAATGCCGGTCCAATGGTTTGGACGATGGCAAGGCCGATCAGCGCGGTGCGCAGGGCCATGAACGCGAAGGCCACGCCGATCGCGACACGGGCGACGCCGGGGAAGGCCTCGATTGCCCCGGTCGCTACTTCGGCGATCCCGCGAAACGCGCCAATTACCGGCGCGATCATGGGCAGCAGCGCGGTGCCGAGCGCGCGGCCGAGATTGGCGATCGCGATACCGAAGCCCCTTGCCTGCTCGGTGGCCGTCGCCATCATGGTGGCGAAGTCGGCGTCGACCACGCCTCCGGCTTTGCCCGTCGCCTCCTTGATCCGGCGGAACTCGGCCATGTTCCGGATCATGGGCTTGAGGAAGTTCAACACCTGCATGTCGCCGAACAGCTCGCCCATCTTGAACTGGTCGCCGTCGCTGGCTTCCTGGATCAGTCCGATCATACGCTCGATCGGGTTGACCCCGCCGACCAGCGCGGCGTTGATCTCTTGCTCGATGTCGATGCCGAACTTGCGGAACCGCTGGACCGTCTCGGGCGAAGTCACCTTGGCGATGAAGTTGGCGAAATTGTTGGCGGCCTCGGCCGGGTCGGCCGCACCCTTGAGCGCCACCTGGAGCGCGGCCGAGAGCGAGGCCACGGCTTCGGAGCCCTTGAGGCCGAGCATGGCGGCGCCGGCGGTCAGGCGCGGGAACTCGCGCGCCATGTCGCGGAGTTCGAACCCGCCTTCCTTGCCGGCTTGGGCCAGCATATCCAGCGCTTTGGGCAGCGCCTCCGGTGCGACCTCCAGATTGTCGATCAGCGCGAAGGAGGCGGCAGCCAGATCCTCGATCGAAGCTCCGGTCGCGGTCGCGGCCCGGCCGATTGTGCCGATGGCGGCCGACGCCTTGGCCGGATCCAACCCCTTGCCGACCAGGAACTCGAGCCCGCGCAAGAGATCGCCGGCGGCCTGATTGGTAATGGAGGACAGGCCGATCACCTGCCGGCCCACGGTCTCCAAAGCGTCGCCGGAGATATTGGCGACAGTGCCGAAACGAGCAAGCGCGTGTTCGAACTGGGCGGCCTGGGATATGGCCGGTTTCAGCGCGGCGCCGAGGGCCACAGCCTTGGCGGCCTCGCGCGCCGCCTGGCCGAGCAACTGGCCGCGCCTCTCGCGGGCCACCTCGGCGAGCCGGAGCCGCTCTTGCCGGCGCTGAACCTCGGCCAGTGCCGAGCCCAGCCGTTGTTGTTCGGCCGCGAGAGCGCGCGTGTTGACGCCGGCCGACCGGAGGTCCGCGCCCAGCCGCCGGACCGCGCGGCCCTTGGCGAGGAAGGCCTCGCGCGCCCGGTCGGCGTCGCGCTGGGCGCGCCGGAACTCGGTCTGCAAGGCCCGGGAGGGCTCAGCCGCAATCTCGATCTGGCGCTGCAGCTCGCCGACCCGCTGTCGTGCCGCGCGCCAGGCAACGAACGCGCGATCGAGGTCGGCCGACGCGCCACGGAAGGCCGCGATGCGGTCCGACCTGGCCTGAAGGTCCGCGATCGCCGCGCCGACCCGAGCCAGCCGCGACTGCGCCGCGCCGACGGTGGTGCCGAAGGATGCCGCGAGTGCCGCCCCGATCAGGACCTGGACGGATGCGGAGACGGTGCCGGCCATGGATCAGTCCGTGTCATGCATGGTGCCGCGGTCCCTCATCGAGATCAGGGCATCGAGCCAGGCCGCGAGTTCCTCGGCCTCGAGGTCAAGGAGTTCGCCCAGCCCCCAGCCCGTGACCGCGGCCAACGCCAGGACGGCGCGTCTCAACTCACCCGGCCCGAGCCGATAAAACCCCGGTAGGTCTCCTGGAGTTTGGCGTAATCAGCCATGTCGAGGTCCTCGATGGTCTCGGGTGCCACCTCGCAGAGGTTGGCGAAGAGACGCACCTCCTTCTCGGCCTCCGAGCGCTTATCCCGTTCCACCGCGAGCTGATCGCGGACCTTGGGCCGGCGCATGGAGAGCGAGCACAGCTCGACGCCGGCACTCATCACGGGATGGACGAGGTTGATGGTTTCGTTCATTCACAATCTCCCTGGGAAGTCGGTTCTGTCATCCGCCGCCGGGCCCTCACATCCCGATCGCGGTTCGGATGGATTGCATGCGATCGGTGCCGGCAATGATGCGCTTCATATTGTCGACATCGATTTCGATCAGGTCCTGGCCGCCGATCGCGAGCTTGTAGTAGCGCAATGCCAGCGACAGCTTGAGGCTCCCCCTCTCGCCCGCCTTGAAGCTGCCGCCATCGAGTTCCCGGATCATGCCGCGCAAGATCACCACCATGGGCTGGGCGTCGCCGGTGTCGGCCTGGAGCGCGCCGCGCAGGGTCGCCTGCACGGCGTTGCCGTCGATGAGGCCGAAGCGCCGGTAGAGTTCGGGATCGTGCTCGGCGATCGTCAGCTCGCATTCCAGCTTCTCCATGCCGACATCGATCTCAACAGGCGCGTCCATGCCACCGCCGCGCCACTCCTCGGTCTTGACCGAGAGCTTCGGCAGGGCGCATTCCTCGACGCGGCCGGCATAGCCGCGACCATCGACGAAGAGCGAGAAGCTGCGGACGATTTTGGGAATGGCCATGGCAGCCTCACTTCAGGATTTCGGTGATGTAGTCATTGACGAGGTGCGAGCGGAAGGTGATGTGCTCGGCCGGATAGGGCGGTGTGAAGTCGAAGTCGAAATAGACCTGCCCATCCGCGATGCTCTCCGGTGTGTTCAGATCGGGATCGGGCCAGCACCTGCCGCCGAGGATGGCGCCCTGGGCCTGGAGCCGGCGCAGATAGGCCGACACGCCCTCGGTCACGTCCTCCAGGTAGGTGCGCGTGATGTTGCGGTCGACCGCCCAGAGATGGGCTTGCTGGAGCGACTCGTTGATCATGTCGGCGGTGCGGCGCACGGAGAGGAACGCCCATTTGGGATCGCTCGAACAGGTGCGGTTGCCCCAGAGCCGGTAGCCATCCTGGTGGACGATGGTCGCGACCTCGTTCTCGTTGAGCAGGTTGGCGCGCGCATTGGCGTCGCCGAGCACGAAGTCGATGGGCCGGCTGGTGCCGACGATACCGTTGATAGTCTGGTTGGACGGCGACCACCAGAAGCCGCGATCGTTGTCGGAGCCGGCGATGAGGCCGGCAACGCGCGGACTGGCGGGCTGGTCGGCGAGCGCGCCCGAGGCATCGAGCACCCGGACCCAGGGGTCGATGACATAGACCCGCGGGCTGCCCCAATCCTCGCGATAACCGATGGCGGCGGCATCGCTGGCATTGGGACCATCGGCGACGATCACGGCGCGCAGCCGCCCGGCAATGCCGAGCATCTCGGCTACCACGGGATTGGCAAATCCCTCCGGCTTCCGGTGGGTGAAGCCTGGGGCCAGAAGAATGCGCGGTGTCACCTTGACCACGCTCTGGGCGGCCAACAGAGCCTGGACGCCACGATAGGCACCGGTCGCCGGATCGACGCCGCCGACGATGTCGGCGAGATCGACGGCATCGGGATCCGGGCGGTCGTAGGCAACACTGACCGTGGCGCCCGCGACGATCCCGCCACCGGCAACGAGCACCAGTCGGCCGGCATCAAAATCCACCGTGTAATCCGTGCCGGCAGCCAGCGCGTACGCATAGCTGACGCGCACCGTGGCTTCGGCCGCGATATCGCCGCCCTCGACCCGAGTCACGAGGGCGCCCGCGAGCGTGAAATCGTCCGGACTGGTGTAAGTAGTGGCGCCGTCGGCGCTCTGGACCTGGATCGATGTCGCGCCCGAGGGCAATGCGATGGTGCCGGCGGCCGAGAAGGCCATGCTTGCGATCACCGGCCCGGCGACCACGACGTTACGCACGTAGCGATGCGGCAGGACGATCGCGCCGGCCCCGTCGAAAGCGAAGGACGTAGCGGCGACCGCGACCTTATGAACGGCCGTGTCGAGCACGTTGATGACCACCACAAGGGCGCCGGCCTGGTCGAAGATGGCATCGAGCGCCCAGGGGATGGTGCCGAGCCCCGTGCCGAAGGCCAGCGCCGCTTCCCTGCGGGAGCCCGCAATCAGCACGGGCGTGTTGACCGGTCCTTTCGGCGCCGTGCCGACCAGGCCGATGACGCTGGACCGGACGGTCCGAATAGGTCGCGGACCGCTGTCGATCTCGACGATCTCGACACCGTGAAGGAATTGTTCGGGCATGACGGACTCCGGAGGTCAGAGGTCAGAGGACAGATGACAGATGACAGAAGTCAGAATCCGGGATGCAGACGACAGTTCAGAGCCGAAAGAGGTCGCAAAACTCTGACATCCGACATCTGACATCCGGCATCTGACATCCGACATCTGACCTCTGTCATCCGGCCCTGGGCTCGTCTGGATTGGGCGTCCAGGTCGCGCCGTCGAAGAAATAGAGATTGGCAGCGAAATCGCTGGGCACGTCCTCCACACCTTCGAACACGGTGCAGTTGCCCTCGGTGAAATTCATGTAGTCGACCGGCCCGATGCGCAGTCGATCGGGCCCCCACTGGAGCACGGCGTCGTCGGGGGCAATGACGCGGGCGAGCCCGTCTTGGCAGATGATTTTCATTTCAGGTCCCTTCAGTTCGCCGGGGGATAGAGGCTGACGCAGGTGATGTTGCAGCCATGGATGGCCATGAAGGCCTTGAGGCTGCCGAATTGGAGCGCGTGAAGCAGCTGATAGCTGGTGACGGCGTTGACCTGCTGGGTCCCATCGAAGCCGGAGTCGATGGCGAGCAGATGATCCTGACTGTCCCAGCCGATCACGCCATTGACCAGCGACGCATGCCGCAAGAGCAAGCCGGAGCCGTCGAGCGCATTGCCAAGGGAAAAGCGGATGCCCTTGGCATTGGATGGATCGGTCCAGCCATACCAGAGCACGTGATCGCCGTAAGTACTGCCGAACTGCGGCCGGTAGTCAGCGACGGAGCCAATGGTGCTGTCGTAGCCGACGCCGTCATCGGCGAGCGCGCCCGACGCCAGGATCATCCGCCGGAGCTGCCAGGTGCCCGAGATCTGGGTCATGTACCAGAACCGGGATGCGTCGATCGGCATGACAGGCGTGTCCCAGAACACGCATTTGTCGTTGGCGCCGCCGGTCGTCGGGCTGAGCCGGCCGGAATTGAGCACGGACTCCGCGCCCCAAGTCAGGTTGAGCTTCGCGTAGCCGATATGGCCGCGGTAGTTGAACACGTAATAATCGTCGGACACCCGCATGATGCCGCGTAGGTCATAGGCGCCGGCTCCGCCGCCCAGGCTGTCGATCACCGTGTCGAAGCGCTGGGTCCAGGAGTTGGTGGTATTCGTGCTGGTGTTCGCGATGTTCCAGACGAAGAGGGTGCAGCGCAGGTTGCCCGAGGTGTCGACGTAGAACCAGAGATGCCGGTCCTTGGACCCGGTGACCTGGTGGCTGAGCGTGAAGCAAGCGGGCACGCCATTGCTGGAATGCACCGAACCGAAGCTATACCCGGTGGGATCCCAGGCCTTGCCGTTGGCCACGCTCCAGAGATAGTCGCTGTCGTAGATGTTGGAGCGGACGGTGACCGTGTTGCCGGCATCGCTGTCCTTATAGGCAGTCCAGCGGAAATCCGTGCCGGGATAGGTTGCCGTACCATCCATGCCGCGATCGAGGAACTGGTTCTCACGGGTCTGGTAGAGCCAGCCCCGGCGATGGCCGCCGCTGGTCGGGCCAGGCAGGTGCAATGCGTAGCTGGTATCGTTGTAGGCGATGTAGAAGCTATGGCTGGCGACATCCATGCCGGCGCCGGTGGTCCAGCTATATGCATAGGCCGTGAACACCACCACGACGCCCGACCCGACGTCGAAGGCCCGGCCGCGATAGAAGTCGCGCATGATAACGGAGGCGGAGTAGAGGAAATCGGTGAGGCTCCGGCGCACCACCGTCCAGGCATCCGTCGCCGCATCGTAGGAGGTCTTCAGCAGAGAAAGCTGAGCAGCGCCGCCGCCGGTCGTGGAGCCGTTGGTGACGTGGGAGAGATCGTAGACGAACAGCCAAATCTCGTTGGTGCCGGGCCGGCGGAACGGCACGACGGCACCACGGCAGGTCGCCCAGCCCGGGCCGCCATAGGGCGAACGCATGTTCATGGGCAGGCGATAGGTGAAATGCCGGGCGCGGAAGCTGGTCTCGTCGCCGGCGTTGCGCGGCCAGGTGCCGGCAGCTAACCGGGCGTTGATCTCGGCCATGGTAAAGGCGCCGGCGCCGGTGGCGCGGAACATGGAGACGGTCATGGGGGATCTCAGGCCTGGGCGTTGCGGATGGCGTCGAGCCGGAGCTTGACGCCGGCGGCATCGGCCAACCCGCGAACGGTGTCGCCGGCCAAGAGGTTGTAGCGCTCGTATTCCAGCAGGCAGACGACCCTGGTATTGGCGGTGACGGTGAGCGCGTTGAGCAACACGATGTCGGCGCCGGCCTCGCCATCGCGCAGCTTGACCGTGACCTGCCGGTTGGCATTGGTGGTGTTCTGCACGACGACGCCATGAACCGTGTCGGCTTGGCCCGAGGGCACGGTGTGGACCGCGCCCTCGGCGGTGGGCAACTCGTAGGTCTTGCGCAGCAGCGGCATGTCCCGGTCTCCTAGTGGTCAACGCAGTAGGATCGAATAGGTCATTTGCAGGTCGATCGCCGTGGCCGCCGCGATGGCGGCGAGCGCCGCGTCACGGGCGGCGAGAAGATCGGCCAACGCCGCCACCTTGCCGGCATCGACCGCCAGAACGGCGCCGTCACGAACGGCTTCAACAGCGCCGACGGCATCGGCGTTGATCAGGCCTTCGAGCGCCTTGCCCAGGCGGACGGCGGCGTCGGCGTCGGCCGCATTGGGGGCCATCGCCGCGATCCGATCGGCGAGCGCCTGGATCGCGGGCTGGAGGTTGGCGGACATGGATCACCTCAGGTGAAGTCGAAGCCGAGCAGAATGGCGGTTTCGATCCGGGCTTGCCTGGCTTGAACGGCGGCAAGGCCAACAGCCGTAGCGGACTGAACCGTCTCGACCGCGGCGAGGCCGTCGATCAGGACTTGCAAATCGCCATCGACGGCAAGGATCGCCTGGCGCAGACGGGTGGCATCCTCGGCCGCGATGTTGTCCGGATGCGGCAGGGGATAGCCCAGGTTCGGGCTATTGGTCGGATCGGGCATCGGAGGTCAGATGTCAGATGTCAGATGTCAGATGCCGGATGACAGACGATGGGAAACCGATGTCGGATTGTAGAGGCGAAGCCCAACGATCGATTCTTCTGACATCTGTCATCTGACACCTGGCATCTGATTCTCACGTCACCACGACGCGCAGCCGTCGCACCTCGGGCCGGTCGAGCACCGTGCCGGATAGGGTGAGCCGGATGCGGGTCGCGGCATGGGAGAAGCCGGCGAGCTTGAAGGTCATCTCGCTGAACCCGTCATCGGCGCCGCCGGTATGATCCAACGGCACAGGGACATAGGTGCCTACTGTCGTCTCGGCAGCGACCGCCACGGCGGCAGCGCCGGGCAGCTTCGCCTCGAGCACGACGGTGACGGTCGAGGCAGTGCCCGCTGTGACCTGGCGAGAGACATAGGTGGCTGTCTCACTCAGACTACCAAGGATCGCCTGTACGCCGGGGAACAGCACAGGGCTGCGGAGCGCACTGCCCTTGAGGACGGCCTGCACCGTCGCCGTTCCGGTCTTGCGGGCATCGAGCGACACCACTTGCCCGTCCACCACTCGGATCGCCTCGCCCGAAACCGTGAACACCAGCTCGACCTCGGTGTCAGGTCCGGATCGTTCGACCCCGGCGAGCGCGATCAGGTCGGACACATCGGACATGGTGATCGAGCCCAGGCTTACGGTCCGGCTGGCCCCGGTGAATTGGGCGGCCAGCAGCCGGAAGGTGAGATCCCGGTTCTGGTGCGCGGTCCAGGTGCTCGCGTTCGAGGAGGACAGCAGCACGCCGACCTGATAGGGCTGGGCCGCGATCCAGCGGTTGGACTCCGCATCGAATTTGCCGAGTTCGGCGATGCGCACGGCATGCTCGGCATCATCGGTCAGGATGACGATGGCAAATTCCCGGTCTGCAGCGAGCCAGACCGGGTCGAAGGTCGCGCGCACCCAGCCCGTGGTGACGATCTGACCGGCTTCGACGAAGGCCTCGGCCAGCACCTCGCGGGTGGGAAAGCCTGTCAACGTCGCGCGTAGCTGCACCACGACCGGCGCATTCCCGCCCTTGGCCGCGAATTGGAAGTCGACCCCGGCGATATGCCGGCCCTCTGCCAGCGTGAAAGTCTGGGCCAGAGGGTCGTACCATTCGTCGACCTGCACGGTGACGAGGCGCCGTTCCTCAGTGGTGATGATGCCGCGGCCGACATAGCCTGATGTGCCCATGCTGCCCTGGGCACCGAGCACGCGCACCTGCTTGGACCCGGCGGGAAGGTTCGGGGGAACAGTGAATTGCCCCGTGGCCACTCCCTCTGCGCTGGCCGCGATCGAGGCCGGAGTCGTTGCGACGGGAATACCGTCGAAGCTGACCTGTTGGACCGCCTCGCCCCCATCCATGCCGCGCACTTCGAAATCGACCGTGCGCTGGCGCAGGAACTGGTCCGAGGTCTCGGTCCGGCTCATGAGCTCGATCTGCTGGCTAGTCGAGCTGCGCAGGATGTGCCCGCCACCGCTGACGCTGACGAAGCGCCGGGTCACCGCCGAGGCCCAGAGGACGTTAAGGACCGTCCACTGGTCGATTGCCGGGTTCAGCCTAACTCGTGCCGGCAAGGGCTCGAAGGCCTGGTAGGGATTGATTAGCATCGTTCCCGATCGAAGCGTCTGCTCGATCAAGGGCACGACAGTGTAGTCCAGCGTCCAGGGCCGGCCACCGTTGAGCGCGGAGGTGTCGGCTACCACGGCGGCGATGGGAAGCGTCAGGATGCCGTCGACGATCGCTGCGGTCTGGGCGATGCCCTGGTCGCGCAGATCGTCGTCGAGGAAAGGATCGACGAATACGCCTTTCTTGGCCGCAGGCTCGCGAATGGAGGTATCAGTCCTCAGCCGCTCCAGGGCCACAAGGTCGTAGAGGTCGCCGATCT